TTCCGCATGAATCACGTCAAGCTTCCCCTCGCGCTTCAGAATCATCTTCAGTCCGAGTTCGATAGGGAGCGATTCAATCGTGTGACAGATGGATTCCCCTTCTATGCGATTAATCACCCCGTCTGCATACACCGGCCAGGCCAAGTCGAAGGCGTCCCCGCGTAAATGCGGGAAGCGTGTCAGTTCGCCCGCGTAGTGCGTGACTAGTGCTTGATAGAATCCATCGGTCAGTAACTTGGGCGACGCGGCCTGTTCGGGATTTTCCGCCACATGTGTCATCAGCATTTTAACCAGCCGCTGATCTCGATACGTATCCTTCAGCCAGTGTGCTCCGAGGCGCACGACATTCGCCGCCATCACACGCGCCTGACCGTAGACATCCCGCCGCCCTGACGTAAACTGCGCCTGCGGGTGCGCCGCTTGTACCAGTTCAGCCGCGCGCTTGGCATTCGGGGCCAGACGAAGCTGTTCAATCGTGAGACCCATACGCCGCCCCTTCCTTATGCGAAGGTGACGTCCAGCGCGCCAATCGGGAAGTTCGGCGCGGGGTCGCCGCTATTCACGGTCTTGCTTTGCGTCAGGATTCCGTGAAATAAATAATTCGCACTCTGGTCCTTGATCGCCACATGCGTCACCACGCCCCAGTTCGCCGTGGGCGCGGGGAAGGTGATCGCGCTCGCGTTATCCGTCAAGCCGTCCGTCGCGCTCGCGCCCGTCCAATTTGCATCAAGCGGGTTCAGGGTTTGCGAGGCATAGCTTCCGCCTGTCACTTCCGTGCCGCCGCCCGTATCGCTCGGCGCTGCCGTGTACAAGTGAATCGTTAGGCCCGTGGGCTTGGTATAGCTCCCCGTCCGAAACACGTGCTTTCTGATTTCGACCTCAAGGAAGTCTGTCATAGCTGCCATGTTAGTGTGCTCCTTTCAATTCTCAATCAATCAATTCGCCTGAACCAGCATGCCCTACAATGAAACAGTAGACGGCTGCGCGCCGCGCCGCCAGGCGCGCGCCTTCTCGATATCTTTCTCTGACACCGCCGCTGGCCAATGTTCAACGGCTTCCCCATAGCGCACGACCATCAGCGCCGAGAGCCAGGGCAAATGATTGTGGTGGCATTTCACCGTCGTCCGCTTGTGCTTCTTCTCCATTTCTGCCGACCAGACCAACAGGTAGGGATGAATCTCCATCGTGGCAAAGTGGGCGGCAAAGGCGCGGGCGCGTTCGATACACACCGCGGCATATCCTTTCACGGATTGCGGGTCCATCGCTTGCGCGTCCAGTAATTCGTCTTCAATCTGAAATGCGAGGGTCTGTTCCGCTGGCGTCATGCCGTCAAGAGTAAGCATAGAAAATCCTCCCTAGATATTTTTCACCTGAAAATGAAAAAGAAACGCAACCGATTTGCTTCCGAACGTGCCTTTGATAACCGCTTCATGCCATTCCGTGGCGCCGATCGCGGGCGCGGGACTTTGTACGATCGCGTTATCGGCGGGCAAGAGCGCCAGGTGCAGTCCCTTCACGGCCGTGCCGCCAGAAAGATATACGCCGCTCCCTGACGTCCCGACAAGCTCGACGGTATTGACATCGATGACGCGCACAGCCCACTCGCCATTTGCACCGCGAATACCCGTCACGCCTCTGACGCCGATCAGATCACCGTCCTGATAGCCGTGCGTGGTAATCGTCAAGCGAATCCGTCCCGTGAAATCGTCAAGCGACGTATTCACCTGACCGCCCGTAATCGACTTCGCGTTGCCCATAACGCCGCGCACGCCATCATTCAGAATGTTGTCATCTTCCACGCCGTTGATGCCGCCCGAGGGGAGCGCGGGCGTATCCCGTAAGCGAAGCGTCAGCGTCAAGACCGACAATTGACTAGCCAAAATAATCGTCCCCGCTTCATCCGTCAGGATTCCCCGAAGGGAACCGGACGTGCCTTCCAGAAAGACAAGCTGTTGCTTGCCCTCGGTCAAGAGAATGAATGTGTTATCGGCCAGCGATGCGTTCACGATTCGCCTTTCCTAATTCGGGCAGGTACGGCACGCCATCGGTAGTCCGTCGCCGAATATCTTTTCACAGTCCGGAATGCACGTCCCGCCGCAAAACCCACCGATCGGCTGCGCCTTCGAGTCCTGTGCGTCTCCCTCTTCCTTGAACCATGGCAATTCTACTCCACAGAAGCCAAGGATGGCGCGGTCGACGGCTTGTCGTTCAAGGCCGCGCCTGAGATAGGCGTCGGATTCACGAGGCCCGAAGGCTTCGCTGATCGCTTCTTGCTTGAGGATGTCTCCATCGGTAAGGGCGACGAGGCTTCGGTCGACCCATTGGCTCCAGGAGCAAGCGACGACGCGAGCTTGACGAACTCTTCCTGAAGCACTTTTCCTGGTATCAGCATCACCATCTGTTCCGGCCGACAGAAATAGAAAAAATGGGTGCAGAATCGTGCCACCTCCCATCCCGTTAGAGCGCCTTCAAACTCAAATGAGAGGGCCTCGATTTGCTCCCAGGTCATGCGCGACTTATCCGCCCGCGTTTGTCCGTCCGCTAGCAAGGTGATTGCCATAAACAGCGGACCTGATTCGCGCCCGCAATCATGGATGGCACCGTAATCAATCGTCCGGACGTCGCGGTCGCGGAAGACTTTGTCGCCCAACCATTTACATTGCTTCCAGGATTGCGACTCCAGGCGATACGTGTGCCCGCCCAGTTGATAGGTTTGCTTTTCCAGTTCTGACGCTTCTACTCCCGTCGGTTCTTCCATGTGTCCCTTCTAGGTGTAGGCAATCGACAGTTCGTCGTTGCCCGCCGCCGCGCTTCGCACCATCAGGAATTCAATCGGCGCAATGGAAATGCCGTCCCGATCTCCGTCGTTCACTTTGACGTACTGGCAGACAGGAATGTTGAAGATACAAATGTTCCCCGCCGTGCCCGTATGCCGCCAGGTCAGCACGCCGGTAGTACCCGCCAGCATGCGGCCGTACCAGTCGTGCGTGGCGACCAATTCCAGTTCTGGGTCAAAGGTCCCCTTTGGCGAGCGCGCCGTCAGCAGCGTGCTGATATAGCCCGCGGCGGTATTAATATCCGAACGCGGTGTGAGGGTATTCCCCATGTCGAAGCTGATTTTTGAGACAAAGGCCGAGAAGGATTGCACGGAGAATTGCGCGGTCAGCGTCGCAATCGGCACGGTGGTTTCTACGCCCGAAGGCGTCAAGAGCGTTTGGTCGGAGACCGCGTCATAGATACCGATGAAGGTGAATTCAAACATGGACGGCTGCCCGTCCACGGCGTCATATTTCACGTTGCCGCGCGCGCCCTTCAATTGCTTCCGAATGCCGTCCTGGTAAATCGCCACCGTGACAGTCGGCACCGACGCCAGCGCTGAAACAGGCGTGTAGGTTGCGCTGGTCACGGCCACGATAGTTTCGAGGAATCCACATGCACGTAACAGCTTGCCAATCGCGGGCGCGGTGCCCGCGGTGCCCGACCCTTTGTTCTCGACCTTAAAGCTGATTTGCGCCAAGCGCGTGCCTGGAATTTGCTTGAAGTTGGAATAGGAAATATCCAACAGCTTCCGCTCGAACATCGCGACGTTCGGTTCCCATTTGGCGGGTTCCAGAATTTGTACGTTGGCGTCAGCCGCGGCCAGCGTTTCGGCGGTGCCCTCCGTCACTTCGACTTTCGTTGCCGTAACTTGTCGGTTGCTCAGAATTCTTCCCATACGTGCGCTCCTTCCGCGCGGCTTGCGCGTTTATTCCGTTCAGAGTTCTCGCTCAGACTTCTTCGGCGGTTCGATCAGCACCGCGCTACCGCCCTTCACGAGCGCCTTGGCTTCTGCGGGCGTCATCTCAAGTTCGTCGCCAGGCTCGCCGATCTTCTCGCCCTTACTGTTACAGTAGACACATGAAAGCTTCACCTTCATAATCGCCCCTTTCTTATCCTGCCGTATACGGATCCAGTCGAGCGTGTCGGTATTTGACTCGATAGCCCACTGTGGCGCGTAGTGTCGGCATTCCTTCTTCTATTTCAATCGCACTAACAGCCATTTCTTCCGTCATCAGCGCCAGGCCGCCGCGTCGCTCATCCTCCTGGACCTTTTTCTGTACGTCGGCGATGACCGCGTTCATGGCTTCCGAGGCGGAACGTGCGTCTTCCGAGAGATCTTGCGTAACAACCAGTACGATACCCACCTCGAAATTGCGCGTGAGATAGCCAAGCGGAGACTCCGCAGTAACCTCGTCGTCTCCTTCGATGACATACGCCATAGGCGGATCGCTAGCCTGTCCCTGCTGAAGCGTGCGCTCGACGGCGTTAAGACTGGTCGAATATCCGTTAGGAACTTGTATGGCTTCCAGGGCAGCCACCAGGTTCTTCATAATCAATTCTCGTATGCTATCCGGTACGATAGGCATGCTATAGGCTCGTCAGACTTCGTACGGCGCTCGTGAGAGATTTCATACGCCGATCAATCGAAAGCTGTACAGCGCGATGCGCGGCGTCAAGCACCTGCTCGCTGGCCTTCGGAGTTTCCTGATTCCACGGCTCAACGACTTTCACACGCGCCGGGATCTTAACCGATGACGCAAAAGCGAAAATCTTTCCCTTCCCTGCGACGCCAGTTTTTTTGCTCAGCCATAGCAGCCCAGCCTGCTTCGGCGTAATGATCGCACCCTCAACGTGCGTGCGAAGAATACGCGAGACTTTATTGACCGCCTTCAAATTCGAGAGATCGCTGCCGAGGCTGTACCCCTTCACGTTTTTATCTTTCGCTCGCCTCCAAGGACCGCCTTCAATACCAGGGCGACCGCTTAGCGATTCCCGTTTGATGCGCTTTGTCACGCGACGCGCGAAACGAAATAACGGAGTCTTGATCCAGCGTGCGGCTTCCTTCGGTGCATCAGCGAAGGCTTGCTGAAGCTCCTCGAAATTTACCGCGTCGGCGATAATTTGGTTTCGTGGCATTATGCTTGCACCAGAACGCGAAACATCCCACCGTCGCTCGGGACCATACCCGCATCCTCCGAGAGGATTTTGATAACCTTAAATTCTGTGGCTTGCGCGTCGCCAATTCGCTTTGCGAATGTCATCCTATCCTTACTGGTCTGGATCGTCATAACACCGTCCGTCGAATCGCGCGGCACGTAGACTTCGAGCATATTGCTGGCGAATTGGAACCCGCCCGACGATTCGACCCGCGTGGGACGCCGCTTGATGACGACGCGGAATGTTTTCGGCAATCCGCCGTGCGGAGTGTAGGTCACTACTTCCCCGCCAAGCTGCGCCACCATGCGGACAGAATCGGACGCCACGGTGTATTCCCTCTCGGCCTAGAAATTCTTTTGCCGATAGGCAAACGAAGCAGAACAGAGCGCCGGACCCGTGACAATCGTGCCGACGATTCTGACAAAGCCCTTGGTGGCGTTCTTCCGAATGGTCCGGATCACCGACGTATTGGTCGTCATCGCGCCTATCGCGCCTTCGTTCGGGACAATCGCTGCGCCACCGGTGCCGCCAGAATCAGACGCTTCCTCAAACGTGGGCGTGAAAGAACCTGTCAACGCTCCGATTGATACGGTGAACACCAAGTCGCCCTCAGCGTTGGCCGCGCTGATCCACGAACTGGTTGCCGCGGCGGTATTGGCCGCCGACGCTGGATTCAAAAGAACTTTGTTGATTGCTGTTTGCGCTTCAGTAATCATGCGTGTGTCCCTTTCGCTTCATGCGATTGATCGAAAAGCCTATCAAGCCCGCCGCGCTTATCGCGCCTTGGCTGGCTGAAGCGTGGTAAGCGTGTTCTGAATCCCGCTCAAGACCGCCATAAGCGCCCCTAATCCCGAATCAGTTTGACTCACGCGCGTGGGCGCGACGTAATTCTTATTGATGAAGGGCTTGTCATCGGTCAGCTCGGCTTTTTCCGAGCGAATCAACATGCTGGCCGTAAACACATCGACGTCAGCCACGTCGCCAGGGTTCAACATGATGGGAAGCGCGCCGTCAATCGACGCCTTGAACATCTTCAACGCCTTCAGCCTCATCAGCTTTGGTTGTCTCACTTGCATGGTCAATCTCCTTCTCTTCAGTCGGTTGGGCGGGGACCGCGACCGCTGTGGCGGCTTCGGCTTTCCCCGCGGTAATTAGGGCAAGTGCGTCCGCTTCTGGCAATTCAAGCCGTGCTCCGATTTGAACAAGCTCGCTCTTATTCCAGAATTTCCGCGTGGCGACGATCTGCATACTTGCCCCCTTCGTTGTATCGCGTGGGCCTCCGTCGAGGAGTGCCCACGCGCTTCGTGTCGTTAGTGCCAAAGCGATCCTCTAGGTGACGGAGGTCGCCAAGCTGAACGCTGCGGGAATCCGCACGCCGATATCGACGGTGTAGATGGCCCGTACTCCTACGATGCCTG